GCCGAGCAGCTATCCTCTCAGAGATGATAACAGTCATCTCACCCAGGTGGAAATCCACCAAACCTGCTTACGCAGGGGGGTACCGCGGTATATTGAGATCAATCTCAACATACCTCCCTTCCCTCACGGGAAGCCCAACGGGGTGCTCCTCCAATCCAAGCTTGCGCTCAAAAGGAGAATTAACCACATTAGACAACTGCATCAGAGATGCAATCATCTGTCCTTCTGGCAGATCGTCCGCTAAAAGCTGTTGTGAAACAGCGAGAGCTTTAACCTGCCACGACTCCCACCCATAAGGATGTGAATCGAGTCGGAGTTCGTCAACGGCGCCAATGAAGGCACCATCGCCGTATCCGTCTGGAAGACGGGGGATACGCCATCGAGCTGGAGCCAGCCTGCGAAGTTTAGTCAAAACTTCCTTGATATCAACTCCCGTCCGGTCACCCCAACGAAAAACGTTGTTGTGAACGAGGAATAGTCGATCCAGGCTGCGCACCGGCTTTCTGACGTAAAACGGAGTAATATCGTTTCCTTGAAAGTAGTGTTTACCACAACTTTCGCGATACGGGCCGTCAACGAAGGTTTTGTTCAAGTTGGGTTTGAACCCAGCTTGCCATAGCCTCCGCAAGACTTCGCCCGCTTGGTCCGTGGGGACTACAATATCATCCCCATAGACAAGGATACGACTGTCCACTTCGTTAATGTTACTTTGAGCCACTTGCTGACAGATGCACCAAAAGAGGAGCGTCTCCAGTTCAAAAGTGAACCCATTTCCCATTGACGAAACCTTCTGGTAACGTATAACATTACCATCGGGAAGAACGCCAACTGGAGAACGGCACTGCTCAAGTGCCCACCACCAGTCGTTAGGTAGGAGGAAGCTGACGAGTTCGAGCGCTACAGTGTCGCTAGCCATTGATAAATCAATGGTAGCTAACTGTCCGGTGAGAGAGCCTATAAGGGCCCCCTCCTGGTTACGCTTCTGGTCATCAAGATCGATTCCTACGCGCTTTAACCGGCGCCGAATTACCGCACCGATGCCTTTCTGAACATAAATGTTCATACACGGCTCCTTAGCGATAGTCCGGTCGGTCTTGTAATTCTTTGGAACGGTAATTATGCTGTTCCCGGGAACCAGGCTAACTAGGCCCAATATCGGGTCCTCCACATTAGAATGTGCGATATGTTTCCACATCGGATTCATGCGAATTGCACATGAAGCAAGGACAGCATTCCCTAAAGTGCTCTCGGGAGTACCCGAGTATTTATAGGCTGCATGGGCAAGACGGCGGGGGAGTCGGGTCGTAGAACCCGGTCCGAAGCCGAAATGCCGTGCACACTCATCCCACGAAAAGACCCCAAGAGCGTCACGCATTCTCATCGATACTGCCCTCCAAAAGGGATCGTATCTAAAAGTTTGCGTAACCCACAGGTTTGTATCGTAACACAAGCGCTCGGCCTCATGGAATCGCTCCCATGTGACTGATTCCTTTTCCTTGGACGGCTTACCGTCGTCGTACTTAGAAAACAGCTCCCTAATAAGAAGAGAGCCCCGTGCACTCTCTAGAGTCGAAAGATCTAGAGGGGTTTCCCGTCCGAGAACGCCAACTGGTGATATACCAGTGACGGAGGATAGGAGCTCGAGGAACTTCTCGTTAGAGAATCCGAAACCAACACCATTGGCACGTTTACGAGCCATTTTGGACATCCTTTTAAGGAGGGTAACGTTAAACAAACTAGAGACCGCGTTTCCGCAACATTACGGAGGCAGCGATTTCGAGTATACGCAGGATTGCTTTCGCAACAATGCGCCACTTCCGGACTGACGTTGAATCAGTAGAAGGGTTCAATGTTTTCCACGGAGGTTTTCACCGAAGCGTTCTGGAAGAAATTCACCAGATACGCCAGGAGATCCTTCCGTTCCTGGAGCGTGGCGTCAGGATGAATGTTCAGGGTGACCTGAGCACTCGAGTACCTGACCACCTGATCGACACTATTCACTGTAGCCACAGTCGGGTTCATAAGACCCATCTGCAGTTTATTAGTGACCCGCGAGCCCGAAGGCGGTGCGACCTCATAAGAGATCGTACGGAACCCAGAAGGGATCGTTGGGGAGCGGTCCGCCCACTTCGCAATACTCCCGTCAGTTGTGACAGGAGAGAACGAGTGGGCCACCGGTGTGGTCTGTCCATCATTAATGGACAATGCAGCAATCGCTGGCATAGCGAGATTTACCTCAAACAGTTAATGGATTAACGACGACTAAAGGCTGACGCTAGCAACGCTAGCCCATTAGCCATATGTCCTAGTGACCGGGGATCTTTAATACCCGGGAACGATGGTAACGTGTCACCAGAGGCGACACGAAGCATCGTGACTAGTTTTTTGGTACCTACAAAATTGTTTTCGGTTCGGAACGCCGGATTCGACTGAGGCCCGCTTCGTCCAGTATCAACCCAATTAACTCTTCGGAAAGAGGTTGAGCTGATCTGGATGTTGCTAAAGCCTAACATGGCATCGAGTGATTCGAGCCATGTGCCGACCGGAAGTGCCCAATCTACGACAAAAGAGTAGGGAACCAATTCCCATGCGATAAGCAGGGGATTAGTCACACCTAGGGACGCTAACGACATTGTTAGGTCGTTTGACGGTAAAGCGTCGATGCGTACGAACGCACCACGCTCAGCCATCGCTACACATGTACTCATCTGGTGGTCCGGGAAGTCTTTCGACCACCGGTCAGATGAGAAACGCTGTGCTTTGGCGGTAACTCTCCAGTTACCTCTCGGAGACCTGCTAAGGGCCTCACAAGCACCGTATACATCGGATACCAAAGGTTTCCATCCGTACTGTAGCTCCAACCACTTCCGAGGGACATTACTGCCCCTTGGCTCGCGGACGGAGTTAGCAATTCCGAGATCACGCATTGCTGCGCGAACCCGGCCTCGTTTAAGGTTATTAAACGATTTTGCAATACGAGTGGACGTATCACCTAGTAGCCGAGCAGTAGCATTACGCTCTGCAAAAGCTACTCCTAGATTCACGTCCGACCTTTTCATCTTCAACCTAGCGTCGATTAACGCTAAATTAGCTAATGATAAGTCGGCCGTGTTGGCCTCTGTAACCGTCTGGTCGAAATGGTCAAGGCTATTAAACCTCGCCCCTCCGACACAGCCGGTGTATACAGTCGTCTGCCCACTATTGGGAAAGGCGTTCTGGATACTTTTACAGGTGCCCCAGGCACGGCGATAGCTGCGGTAGGTGAGGGAATACCCCGTAGGGGTACGCCACCCATCTATCTTAGGGCTAGATGCGCCCCCAGTGGACTCCGAGGAATGCATACCATCGGCATAGTTTACGAACTGGATAATGTTCGGACCTAGCTGATGGATTCTGCAACTTTGGAGTACATTTACACTGAAGGGTGGCCTAGCCATAGGAGATGCAGCTCAAGACTTTATGGTATGTCAATACCAAGGGGTGCATTACAGCGCCCCGGTAGGTGAACCCTACCTAGGATAGAGGCACAAGTGCCTACCGAGGTTGACGAACCTCGATAAAGATCCCACAACCGCATTTAGCGGAAGCAGGGGAGCGGTGACGACCGC